ACATTCTGTTCTTTCTGCAAACCGAACATCGAGCCGATGTTGTCGATGTTCGCCGCCGCCGTGCCTTCATCCATCTTGGACAGCGTCGCCAGCGTGGCCACGGACATGGCCGCGCCCTTGTCGCCGCCGATATTTTCTTGCGTCAGTCCGCCCTTAAACAGCTCGTTTTGCAGGTTGGTCGCGCCGGTTTTGGAGATGCGGGTTTTGCCCGCGATCAGGTCGGATGTCTCGGCGACCTTTTTGAGCTGCGCGTTCAGATCGGCTGCGGCCATCGTGCTGGTACCCAGATTCGAGCGCACGTTCAGCATCGCCTCTTCGAGATCGGCGGCGGGCTTGACCAGGTCACCCATTTTAGCCAGCCCGTAATGAAACGCCGCCGCGCCCTTGGCGACCTCGATCCACGCATCGGCAAAATGACGCTTTACTTCATCCGCCGATTTCGCTAGATTGCGCGTATCAGAGCTGACTTTATTCAACACCGACGAAGCGCCGTTCAGCGCGGTGATCTGCAACGCAAGGGCAAGGGTGGAAGACATGATGACTGATTACCTTTCGTGGTGTTACGTGGCGATTCTCGCCATCCCGGCGCTGACCATTATTTACGCCACCCGACAATCGGCGCAGCGCTGGCGCGCCGACCGCCTGCTGACCAACATGATCGAACTATCCGCCTTCTTCACCATCCCGCTTTTCTACTGCCTTGCGGCTGCGTTTGGCTTGGTGGTTGGGCTGTTGTCCGGCGAGCATTTGGCGATAGGGTTCATCCTGGGAACATGTGCGGCGTTGTTGGCGGGCGAAGTCTGGTTGCTATTCAGATTGAGGTTGCTTGTTGCGGCGTGACACAACCCGCTTCTTGGTCTCGGAGTTCTTTCCGCCGTTCATTTCCACGTAGCATTCCAGAAAATCCGTCGCGTCCGCCTCGGACATATCCAGCGTATCCCGATAAACGAAACCGATTTTAAGCAGCGCCAGTTGCAGTTTGTGCAGGTTGTGCGCGCTCTTCTCGAAAGGTTTTAAGGCGTTCGCGTAGTTGCGCTGCGCCCCCCATCAATTCCTGCATATCCAGCTCGTAAGCGTCCATCAGCAGTTCTGCATTGATGGATTCTTTGGGCAAAGAACCCAAACTGATGATCTGGCTGGCCAACATCACCAATCCCAAGTAGCTGGGGTTATCGTTGGCGCGGGCATCCTGCAACCCTTCGATCGAATCCCGCACCAGCTGCGGCCTTAGCTCGAAATCGCGATGCACCACGCCGCCGACCTCGATGCCTGCCGGCAACACCCCTTTAACCGTCAGCTTGCTCATACCGGATCAACCTTGTTCAAGCAGAACAAACTGATGTCGCGCACCATCTCGCCTTCGAGCTGGTATTTCGAGCCGACGCTATCCACGTTGCAATCAAAGTAGGTGGTGCGTTTTGATGGGTTCGCGACCGGGTAGATCACGATCTGCGCATTCTTCATGGTGCGCCAGTTATATTCGCCCACCGCCGGTGCCGGGGCGGTAATCTTCATCGTGATATCTTCGATGCCCTTGACGCTGCCCTTCGGGCGGCCGCTGCGGTTCATCGTCTTGACGATCTTGTTGCCCGTTTTGACAGTATCGTCGAACGATACGCAGTCGATCTCTTGACTGTTAATCTCGACGACTATCTCACCATCATAATCAATTGCCATGTTTAACTCCTAAGGTTAACAATTGCCTTTCTCGTTTGTCCTTTCTCCCGCTTGCGGGAGAGAGTTAGAGAGAGGGCGGGTAGGGCGGGTTACACCCGCCATTGCATTACAAAATCAAATCGAGCCGCTGCGCGATCACGTGCATCCCGCTCACCACGTTGACGCGGATGCGGGTGTTGGTGCGTGTGGCATCGGTCAGATCGTCTTCGATCAGGATGTCGGATTTCTGTACGTTCTTGATGTACTCGGCATCCTCGCACTTCATCAGTACCTCATAGACCACATCGCGCAGCCTCTCTATCGTGCGCGCCGTCTTCTTGTCGCGCGGAAGACGCAACTGGATCGCGACCTCGACCGCGTTGGCGACATAGTCCAGCGTCCCCAGCGTAGTCCAGTCCAACATCGAAACATCCGGTACCCCGGCGGCGTTGAGCGTGTAGGTCGTCACCGCCCGCACGATCTGCACCACATTGCCGGGGCCGACGCGGGTCGGGGTCACGCCGTTATGCAGCGCCGCCTCGATCTGCGTTTCGGAAAGCCAGTTCGCCAGCGGCGAAGGGGTCAGGCCGACCAGCTCCATGCCGTTCAATGGCCTCGCCGGATCAGGTTCGCTCGCGGCGATAGCCGCCATGATTGCCGCCACCTCGTAGCTGGCCTCGTAAGCGTTCGGCACCAGCACTTCCAGGATGCGCCCCGAATTGATCGACGATGCCATCGAAACCGCACCGGAATACGTGCCAGTGTTAGCGATCACCGCGCGGGCGCGGCGTTTTTCCATTGCGCCGGACACCGCGTTGAGGTGCGTCTTCAGCGCGGTCAGGTTGGCCGAGTCGTTAAGGCAACTGACGATGATGCCGTGTCCCGCGTTGTAGATCGCCGTCAGCGCGCTGCTGATGTCCGGGTCGTTCAGCCCGCCCGTCAGCGCGGTGGCCGTTGCCGTCACGCCTGCGGCCGACACGACCGTAGAAAGCTTGATCGCGTTGCCCAGTGTGCCTTTGTTTTTGGCGGTGACCGTCACCACGCCCGCCGACACCGTCGCCGTGATCGGCAGGTTCGGTTGCGCCGCGATCTGCGCGTTAAGCGCGGTGGCGATGGCGGTTGCCGTATCGGTGGAGCCGATGGCGATGTCCACGTTGTTTTCGTTCACCGACAGGCGCAGCGCGCCGCTGCCCGTCGCCGGCCCGGTGATCGTCACCGTCCCGGAACCGGCCACCCCCGCGCCCGCATCGTCCACCGCCACCGCTTGCAGCGACATGTATTTGTTCGCGGCAATGGCATCCATCACCGCCAGATGCGCGGTCGAGCCGCGCCCGAAATAGGTGGCGGCATCGTCCGATGAAGACACATCCATCACGACGTTGGCCGCGACCGACCCGGCAGCGAGACGCTGACCGACCACCACCACTTTATACGAGTTGGCGGGCAGCGAGTTGACCGCGCCGGACAGGTTATATTCGGTGTAGACACCCGGCTTGCGGGTCCCTTCCGGGATGGTTGAAAAAGCAATATCTTTGCTGGACATAATAGCTCCTAGTTAGCTTGAGAATTCTTGGCGGCTTTGGCCGTCGCCGCTTTGGCCTTCGCGTCCGCCGCAACAGCGTCGGCCTCCGCCTTTGCGTCGGCATCCTGTTGCGCCGCCCACTCGGCATTGGTGGCGACCAGCAAGTCGCCGTCGCCGATCATGCTCTTGTAATAGTGGGTTTCCTCCACCTCCACAATGCGCCCGGCAGGGATGCTAGCCTTATAGTTATGTTCCAACGGTATTTTGCGACCGTCCGCCGCTTTGACTCTCAACATGATCTACTCTCCTAATGTAACGATGCCTGTGTCCAATGGTGTAACCGTATCCGGCTGCAAGTAATAACTGATGCCCACCTTGAGGAAATCTCCGCTCGATGGGTCTATCGCCTCGCGCGGCTCTGTCTCGATGTAGGCCGTGTGAAACTCCCTGACGAACACCGCCACCGCTTGACCGCCCAGCTTGGTGTTGTACAGCGTGCGGATCGCGCCGGGTTTAAAATAGTCGATCGGCAAACCCAAGTCCTGGTTGAGCAGCAGCAGGCTGATGTCTTCCAGCATCTGGTACGCGCCCACCTCGATCACCTGTCCCGCCACCGTCACCCCGTGCCGCGTTGAGCGTTCGCCGCGAATGTTGCGCGCGCCGAACACCACCGAAAACGTGGCCGGAGTGCGCCACTTGCTGCGAGTTGTCGCCATCGGCTGAGGCTTGCCTCCCCCGGCGTAAGTCACCCAAACCGCAGGAAACTGGCGAACCACCTCCGCCGTCAAATCATCCAGCTCGCCGCCATAGCTCACCACGTTCGGTATCCGGTAACCCAGCCCCGGCGATGCCTCGGCGGCGGATTTTATTCGGGCGATGATCGCGTCTTCGATTTTGGGAATCATCAGTAATCGCTCAAACTGTTACGGTCGAACACCCGCGCGCCGCCGACCACCTTGATCGAGCCGACAACAGCAGGGGCTTGCCCTGCCACCGTCAGGCCGATGTCGATCTTGCCGTCGCGGATCAACTCCAATGTTTTGAGCGCATCCTTGTAACGCAATCGCGCCGGTTCGGTTTCCGTCACCTCCGCGCCGAGCAACTTGTAGCGCGCGATGTCGCAGCAGATGTCCACCAGCTGGGTCGGCACCGCGTTCATCGGCAGCGGGTAACGCGCGGACAAATAAGCGTCTATCGTGTCGCTGGCGCGCTGCAAAGCCGCCTCCGCCACCACCCCATCCGGCTCGCCGTACTGGTTGCGGTCGGTCAGCGCGATCACTTCGCGCTGACCAAACTGGGCGACAAGATCGGTTAGGGTGGCATACAACATTTAATCAATCCTCGGCTGCATGGATTCCCATGCGGCATCTCGCTCTTTGCCTGTCAGCGCCCAGCCGGTTATTTCTTGGATGGCCGGAATCTGCGGCTTGCCGCCCGTAGTCCAATTACTGACGTTATCTTTGTCGAGTTCGCCGATGGCGGACACGATGGCGGCGAGACGCTCGGCATCATCGAGAATCTTGTCGGGCTGTGCTGCGGACACCACTTCCTCCACAGCGCCGAGCGCGATCAGCTCTTCGGCATCTTTATCGGCAAGGTACACCGGTTTATCGCCGGGCTTATGAATGCCATCCGCATCCTTAAACGGGGAAAGTACGTTACATGTTTTCACGCGAAATCTCCTGAGTTTTGGCCTCTGCCGCCGCATTGCTGCGGCGGGGTCGGCACTACGCACCGCTTACAGCGGGTTATACTTAGTTTGGTGTCTGGATCAAAAAACCAGCCGTGATGCCGGACAATACCGGAGAGCGCTCGTAGTTCACCGGATATACCCAGCTCTTGGTGGAGTTATCCCAGTACGTCGGCTCGACCAGTGGGTTGCCCTCAAGGGCGTAGGTATAGCCGTAAGAAGGCTCCTCGGCGTTGATGCTACCCAGGTTGGCATACGCAAGCACCACGTTGTTGCCCCAAATATCGCTGGTCACATCCGCATCGGACATGGTGATCCCCTTGCCGACCACGATCTTGTCCAGTTTCCACAGCTTGGCCAGCATCTCTTCGGTGATCGAATCCGGGGTGGTGTACTTGAACTGGTCCTTGACGTTCGCGTTATTGATCGCCGCCTCGAACGCCACGGCGGACATCAGCGCGATGTTGGGATAAACACCCACGCTCGAACGGATCGCTTCGCGCGCATCCTTGATGTCATTGGTCGGCTTGCCGGTATCGACCGACCACTTGGCCGTGCTAGTCAGCGCCACCTTATGGTTTGAGTCGTATTTGCTGGCATCCGTCGCCAGTGCGGCCTGTTCCTCTTCCAGACTTTTCGACAACACCTTCATGCCCATGTTCGTGGCGCGACTGCCCAAGTCGATTCCTGGCACAATCGAGGCATCGCGCATATGTTCGCGAGGCACGGGTATTTCGAGCGAGTCTTGAAACAGCGCGAAGGGCTTGCCCAAATAACCGAACTGGATACGCTTGGTCGCGCCGCCCGGCGTGCGGCGCAAGTTGTATTTCCTGAACGCCTCTTTGCCGAATTCGATGATCTGCCCGCCGGACACAAACACCGGCACGCGGGGGAACAGCAGACCGCCTACAAATTCGGCGTTCCTGTAACCCTGGGCGACGTTGGTCAGGATCGGATCGACAATGCGCGCACCCGCGTTGGTGAGCACACCGCCAACCCCCATCATCACCATGCCGGTATCGGCATGGGCAACTAGACCGAAATGTCCGGCGATTGCCAACAACAGCACCAGACCGATAACGGCCAACACATTAAAACCTTTACTCTTGAACATGAAAGCTCCTTTAACGTAATAAAAATTATTTCGCAGCAGGGCGGGTCACACCCGCCATTTTTTTATAACGGCGGGAATGACCCGCCCTACGTTTAACGGGCCAACAACACCTCGATAAACACTCCCGCGCCGGACGCATCCGCCATCGCATCGCCGACGATCCACTGCGGCAAAATACCGCCGGTCAATGTACCAGCCGTAGGCGCGCCGGAGATAGAGCCTGTGCCGTTGGCTGCGGCAGAGGTGACCGCCGTACCGCCCGCCGCCACCGCCAAAGTGCCCAGCCCCGGCGCAGCCGCCACCAGACTGGATGCGGGCACGACACGACCAACGCTGTCGAACGCCAGCGGTTGTCCCGCCGTGATCGCGGCACCGGCCTCGCAGATCGCCGTGCCGATCACGTCGGCCTCGTAAGACCCGCCACTAGCCGCCGCGCGCCGGGCGATACCCATGCCCTTTGCACCGGCAGCGGCGATCTGCGCACCGGCAAAATCCACTCCACGCGCAAATGCGACCGCGCCGGGCGCGACCGGAACGCTCAAACTAAAAATACTTCTTGATTGCTGCATGTCAGTTCCTTTTAGAGGTTGGTTAAGTTTTCTCGACCGCACGAACGGCGGTCACGTAATCGCACTTGTTCTGTTCTGCATAACTTATCGCCTTGCGGTGCGTTTCCATTTTTGATACGTCGACGGTATAACCGGGCGCGGCAGCAAACTCGACACTGGAGTCACCCTCCACACCTTTATCGCCCGCCAGCTCGCCGAACTCCACCACCTTCGGCAACGCTTCGAGCTGCGCCTTGTACAGCGCCAGCGCGGTGGACGATTTCTTGCCGTCGCCTTCGCCGAACTCGATGGCATGTGCCACTGTTATATTTCGGCGGCCTCGGAAGCGGATTACGCGGCCGCCAAAGCTGCGGGCAAGCATAAACCTCCAGAGGGCTGGGACAAGATAGACCCGAAGACGGGCGAACAGGTCGGGATAGATAAAGGGTTCGGTTATGCGCCCGGAGCGAATGCGGATACATCGTTTCGACAGTTCGTCCAAGACAAGCTTATTACCTATCCGCCCGCTATTACCAAGGCACTCACTCAGGATGTGAACCGTTATATCAACGCCAGCGATCCAGCTGAACAATTCGCGCAGACCGCCCTGAAAGATGTTTCAACAACCGCTCCACTATGGCTTGGATTTGTTGAAAATTTTGAGGATGTCAGCGCATCCGCAGGGCAGGATGTTAAAGGATATATGGTGTTGTTGCCGCCTGAAGCGGTGCGCCACGCCGAGATCAGCCACGGTAAAGACGGCGGTGGTCAGCGCGCACCTGAACCTCAAGATTACGACAATATTTTGCAAGTGTTAATCAAGGCGAACAGCTTGCGTCAAGGCGATTTGTCGCTAAAGGGATTGGCTACGGTGGTGGCGGTAAAGAAAATCGGGGATGAGGTATTTCGCTGCGTCTACGAGGTGCGCCCAGGTAAAAGGAATATGGCGCTGTCGCTGTTGTCT